TTTCTTCACGTTCACGTTGGTAACGCTTCACAACAATTTCGGTCTGGTTTAGATAACCCTCAAACGCCGACTGAATTTGTGCATCTTCTTCGCGTTTTACGGCAGCAATTTCAACTTTTTTTTGACGCTCAAGAGCAGCTTTAATCTCTAAAGCTTTTTTCGATTTCCCGTACTCATACTCGGCATTAGAGTCGATTAACTCTTTTTGTCGATCAAAGTTTTGTTCAATCTGCTTGATTCGATCAGTTTCAAAAGCAAAGTATTGGTTGTACTCTTCCTTTTTATCAGACTCAAGTTTTGCAATTTGAGCAGCATATAATGCATTCTCTTGAGCAAGCTTTTCTTTTAACTGTGGTGTACCAGCGTACGCAAGTGTGATCTTATCAATATTATCTTGATGCTCCTTTGCAAGTCGTTGAGCTTCAGTGTAATACCGTGCGTTAACTTCTTTTCTTGCCTCATCAATAGCCTGTTGAGACTCGGCAGCTTTGTTGATTAATTCAAGTTGATCTGCCTGAGTGGGCATTAAAATTGAATTATCTACAGTAGATTTTCCAGATACTCCTGCAAACCATTTCTGAAAACCCGGTACGTAACCAGCAACCTCCTTGCGCTTGCTATCTGATAGACCACCTTTTAAATAGGTCCTTAAACCACCTGCACCTGCATTGTAGGCCATGAGTGCTTTATCCATGGCTCCAAAATCAGCCAAGTGCTTTGATAAGTCTTTAGCTGCTGCTGTTGCTATTTCTTCGGTAGAACTTTTGGAATTAAGACCATACTGTTTTCTAAACACGCCAGTAGTTTGGAAAAGACCTTTTGCCCCAGTATGACTTTTTGCTCCAGCTCTAGCTCCAGACTCTTGAAGAATTAAGGCTGCTAATGTTCCAGCAGGCAAACCATACAAACTTTCAATCTGAGCAAAATTATTTGCTTTAGCAATACCTTGTGCACGAGCAATTGCCTCTAGCTCAGGTTTCCCAAAAGTATAATTTTTGCGATTAAAGCTATTAAGTGCTGCATCAGCAACCGCTTTTGGCAATTTAATTTTATATGCATTTTCTTCGTTGGTATTAGCTTGAGCATCAGCAAAAAATTCAGCCTTCTCTCTTGTCCAACCGCCTACACGCATATTTTCCTGAATATATTTCTCACGCAAAGCATCCTTGTTGGCTTGATTAATATATTCTCGCTGTTTTTGGGTTAAAGACATCCAAGCTTTTGCAGATTCATTGACAGCTTTTGCTTGGTCCTGCTGTGCCTTTGTTGCATCATTGGTTGCATCTTTAACTAATTTTTGGATCTCTTTTTGACGATCTATAGAGTTATTTGCAGCATTAATTTTTGTATCTAATTCTGCAATAAATGCAAGAGTACTATCACTAACCAATCCTTGTTTTTGAAGCTCCGCAAAAGCATTTTTTGCCTTATCACCACCCTCCTTTAAGTTATTCAGATATAGTTGAATTGCTGTAAGCTGCTTAGTATCGCCTTGAACTTTTAAATCACTCTCATACTGCTCTAAAGCTGTAAATAGACTTTTAAGATCTTTGGTTTGCTTTTCGATTTCTTCACTCGCCTCAATACTTTTAAGAGCAAGCTGTGAAGCGGTTAGTTTTTTGTATTTATCTCTAAGATCATCTACAACTAAACCTTGGTCCTCTAAAGCTCCTGTAGCATCTTGAGTCTGCTTAGTCATCAGATAGTAGGCCCCACCAGCAACGGCTAACTGAGTTAGCAACATACCTATTCCAGCAGGTCCACCCAGTAAAGCCATGACTCCAGCCGTAGCTCCAGCAGTTCTAGCAAAGCTTGCTAAACCAACACCAGCACGGACTGCAAAAATAGCAGTTTGTCCTAGTTGATAAGTTGCAACAACTAAAGCGGGAACAAATCTAGTTGCAATACCAGCAGATACGGCGATAGTTACCGCTTTAATATCATCCCAATTCTCTATCACTGTTTCGATAGCAGGAACAACACTATTTACTAGTCTTGCCTCGACTCCCTGCCATTGCAAATCCATTAACTGAAGGTTTTGTTTTGCTTCTGCTAAGCTCTTAACTAAATCATCAGACATGATTGCGCCAGCTTTTTCTGCTGCATCACCCCATTTTTTAAACCCTTCACCACCATTTTCCAGTAATGGGATAAGTAAAGAAGAATCTGAAATGATTGCTTCCATGTAGAATTTCATATCATTGGTAGAGGCTCCAGCTTTTTCCAATGAGTTGTAAAATAGTTGAAGTGCTTCTGGACCGGACAGCTTTTGAAACTGTTGAATCGTTACACCAACTTTAGGGGCAATATTGGTGAAAAAGTCAGCTAAAGGCCCTCCAGATGTTTGCTGAAAATCGCCTATACGATCCTGCATATCTTTCATTTTATCTGCAAAAGATTCCAATGAAATCCCAGCAGTTTCTGCACCTTTAGCATAATACTGAAACTCACGCACTGAAGTATTCGCAAGTTTTGAAAACTTTTGAATATCATTTCCAGTCTGAATAACTCGATCACTAAAATTAATAAGCTGAGCCACTGAAAGACCAGCCACCGCTCCACTCAACGCACTTACAGCAATAGCAGCAATGTTTAAAGAATTAGCAATCCCTTGACTTGATGTTCGCGCCTGTCGCTCAGCTCTACTTAGTGGCTCTGAAAAACTAGCCGTCTGAACCACTAGATCCAGTGTTAATCTGCCAAGTGAAGTTGTGGCCATTACTTTTCTCCGGGCAATAAAAAACCCCACTAATTAGCGGG